GGCGGCGAACAACGCCGGCCTGGCGTCCGACCTCTCGCAGGACGACCTGATCTACGACGGCCTGCTCTCGCTCATCAACGGCGCCGCCCAGGGCGACGGGGACACGAGCTCGGGCGCGTACCGGAACGTCCTGGCGAACGGGACCCCGGGCACGGGGACCCCGCTGACCGGCAACGGTGCGGCGGGCGTCAACGAGATCGAGACCGCGTTCAAGCACTTCTGGACGCGCTACCGCCTCTCGCCCGACAAGATCTGGGTGAACGCCCAGCAGATGCTCGACATCACGAACCTCGTGCTGCCCTCCGGCGGCTCGTCGCTCGTCCGCTTCAACGTGGACCCGCACGACGCGACCCGGATGATCCAGGCGGGGGTCGCGGGCGGTCTGGTGATCGGCTCGTACCTGAACAAGTTCGGGGCAGCGATCCAGGGCCAGGGCAACACCACGGGCCGGCTGATCCCGATCGTGATCCATCCGAACTGCCCCCCGGGCACGATGGTCTTCACGACCTACAAGCTGCCCTACCCGCTGCCGAAGGTGCCGAACCTGATCCAGTTCAAGACGCGCCGCGACTACTACGGGCTCGACTATCCGGTCGTGTCCCGCAAGTGGACCTACGGAACCTACCGGTCCGGCGTCCTCCAGTCGTACGCGCCGTTCTCGCTCGGGCTCATCACGAACATCGCGTCCACGAACTAACCAACCGCGCGACGGGGTCCGGCCGAAAGGCCGGGCCCCTCATCGCGTCCACCAAAGGAGCCGCTCATGAAGTTTCAGGTTCTCAATCCCGCGAACGCCGACGGACAGGGCAACGCGCGCCCGCTCATCCTCGCGACCATCCCGCACCCCGAGAAGAAGGAGTATCCCGAGGGGATGCAGATCAAGGCCCTCGACAAGGAGGGGACCTTCGAGCTCGGCGCCTTCGAGGCGCACTATCTCAAGGAGCACGGGATGATCGTGAACCGGCTGGAGTCCGACGCGAAGCCGGGCACGCCGTTCGACCCGATCCCCTTCAACCAGATCGGCTACGCCTCGTTCGGCCACGGGAAGAAGCGGAAGGACTGCCCGTACAACCCGAAGACCGAGACGCAGCAGAAGGACGCCTGGATCGACGGCTGGGACCAGGCGCACGACGAGAAGGACGAGATCCACGCCGCGTTCACCCGCGGGGCCGCGGACTTCAAGAAGCACGTCAAGGAAGACGCGAACCCGCTCGCCGTCGCGGATCCCGAGAACGCGACCGACCACCAGAAGGCGCTCGCGGCCTCGTGGGTCGAGGGATGGCAGAAGGCGAAGGACCAGGCCTAACGTGCTGGCCCGAGTCTACCAGCCCGTCCGGCGCACGGTGAGCGTCGCGGGCGTCAAGATCACGGACGCGGAGGGCCGGATGAAACCGGTCCTCCGCCTCTCCGTTGAGGGGCGCGAGGTCGTCGCACGGGGCCGGCGCCCGAGCGATAGAGAGTTCGGCGTCCTCGAGCTGACCGGCGCGGAGGTCGTGTCCCTCAAGGCGCACGGCTACAAGGTGGTCGGCGCGTGAAGGCGTACTACCGGACCTCCGGCAAGCTCCTCGCGCGGCTGACCGAGCTGTGGGTGGACGGCCACGTCATCACCGCAGACCCTCGCGGCCTCTTCCTCCTGGAGGAGGCGCAGGCGGCGCGGCTGGGCGAGAACGGCATCCGGCTCGACTGCTTCGAGCAGGTCCCGGACGAGACGGAGGGGACGCAGCCCGCGCCGATCGCCGGGGGGGCCTGAGCCGTGCCGGCCGACACCGCCTTCACCACGGTCGCGAAGATCAAGAGCCAGGTCCAGTCGAAGACGATGACCGCGACCGACGACGCCATCCTGGCGGACATCGCCGCCGGCATGACGCCCGCCGTCCAGCGGAAGCTCGGCCGGGACATCCTCCAGAACACTTACACCGTCCGGTTCAACGGGACCGGGCGGTACGCGGTGATCATGAAGCAGACGCCGATCGTGTCCGTCACGTCCGTGCTGATCGACGGCGTCACCATCCCGGCGGCCGTGGACGCGCAGCACGCGGGGTACATCTTCGATCAGGACACGATCTATCTGAGCGAGGGCGGGGTTGCGGTCCCGGGGTTCTCCCCGAGTCCGATGGGTGCGGGGCGGGTCTTCCGCAAGGGGATCCAGAATTGCACGGTCGTCTATGTCGCCGGGTACTCCGCCGTGCCGGAGGACATCAAGCGCGCGGCGCAGATTCAGGGGGCGTTCGAGTACCTGCGGCGCAACCGTCAGGGGCTCAAGTCTCTCGCCATCCAGGGCGAGGTCACGTCCTACATGGATCAGGAGTGGGACCCCGACGCCGAGGGGAAGCTCGCGCGGTGGGTCCGGGTGCCGCGCTTCGGGGGGTACTGATGCCCCCGCCCCTGCCGTTCACCGTCGTCGTCAACACGGACCGCCTCAAGGGCATCCCGCAGCAGGTGGAGAGCCGGCTCGTGCGCCGCCTCGGGAACCTCGGCCTCGAGATGGTGAGCACGATCAAGGCCGACAAGCTCTCCGGCCAGGTCCTCCGGCGCGTCACCGGCAAGCTCTCGCGGTCGATCCACCGGGAGGTCGAGGTCGTCCCCGGCCGAGCCGTGATCCTGCGGATCTACGCCGGACGCGAGGCCCCGTACGCGAAGCCGCACGAGTACGGCCTGCTCGTGGTGGTGCCGGCGCATCTTCGGAATAACCCGTCCGGCGATCATCCGATTTTCGTCCGGTCGTACACGGTCCAGTACCGGGAGCGGAGCTTCCTGCGGTCGACCGTGGGCGAGTACCGCGACCGGTTCGGCGAGACGGTCCATAGTTCGGCCATCTTCCCGGCGCCCCGATGAGCTGGACGCGCAACGCGGTCTACGACGCGCTCCTCGCCCGCCTCCAGGCGTGGACGCCGCTCACCACGATCTGTCCGGCGGCCAACATCACCCGCCGGCTGCCGGCGGACCCGCGCAGCCCGGAGGCCGCCTGCCCGTACCTCGCGATCGTCGAGATCGGGGAGGAGACGGAGCAGAGCAAGGGCACGCCCGCGCTCGACACGCTCGACGCCCGCCTGATCGGCGGGCTCCGGCCCGGGCAGCAGCCGGACGAGGCGAAGTCCCCGGACATCAATGACTTCCTCGACGCGATCCGCGGGGCGCTCGCGCCCGACCCGGTCACGGGCTTCCAGACGCTCGGCGACATCGTCTCCCACTGCTGGGTCGAGGGCCGCACGGGGATCGAGGAGGGGCTGGCGCTGGCGAACCCGTCCCTCGTCGAGGTCCCGATCCGCATCCTCGTCGGACAGGACAACGACGGATCCGGCCGCCAGTTCGTGTTCGACGTGGGCGAGATGTTCGCCACGCTCACCGGCCGCCAGGGGGACCAGGCGGCGCCCACGCTCCCGACCGTGGTCCGGTTCGGGGGCCTCAAGGGCGTCCGCCTCGAGGGCGCGCAAGAGCTCACCTGGGCGAGGTCCGGCCAGCTCTACGCGATCAGCGCCGCCCGGAAGTACACGACCATCGAGGGGACCGCGCAGCTCGCGGCGATCGACTCGCTCCTCTCGAACCAGATCTTCTTCGGAGAGGACACGGCGACCGGGGGCGTCCTCGTGGACGTGGACCGCCCGTACACCCTCTCCCCCGCGACCTCGCTCGACGAGCAATTCCTCTACACGCCCGGGGAGCTCGGGGTCGCGAGCGGCGGACTCTGGACGACCCTCAACAGCGGCGCCGTTGACGAGATGGTCGTCGCGTCGAACCCACCGGCCGGAGGCGGGAAGGCCGTCAGCCTCTCGTGGACGAGCGCGGGCGCGCCGAACATGCTCCGCCAGTTCACCGCGATCAACGTCCCGTACACCGTGACATGGGTCGTGCAAGGGAAGTCGGGGAGGACGCACCGGCCGAGGATCGACCTCATCGCAGAGGTCGTCGGGTTCACCGCGTACCAACTCTGCCAGGTCTATCTGCAGACGAACGGCGACCTCTCGGTCGTCGACGCGACGGGGACGCACGCCGTCACCGTGGGCATGACCGACGACGCCTGGCACGAAGTCGCGATCGCCGTCGACCCTGCCGGCGTTGTGACGATCACCGTCGACGCCGGATCCGTGCTCTTCACCGGGGCGATCGTGACGACCCACGGGACGAGCCTCGTCGGGGTCTGCCTCGTGGCTTCGACGCAGGGCGTCTTCACGGACGAGTCGGACTTCGCGCTCGTCGGGCGGGTCCTCATCACGAGCCCGGAGCCGGGGGTGACGATCGCCCCCCCCAACTCGGGGACGTTCGCGGGAGATCTCGGGGTCGCCTACGCGGCCACGGGCGCATTCCTGACCCGGGTCTCGGGAGTGCCGTCGGCCTCGGGGACGTTCTCGCTCACGGGTTCGACGTACCTCTTCGCTGCGGCCGATCGAGGGGTGGCGGTCAAAATCTCTTACACCTACAGCGTCACGGTCGGCCAGTCGATCTCCGTGACGAACCGGCCGGGGGGCCTCGCGCCCACGTTCAAGGTGACGCTCCGGGCGCGCTATAATGGCCGCCAGATGGCCGTCATCCTGAACCGCTGCGTGGCGACGGACCTCGTGCTGCCCGAGCAGCTCGAGCGGTTCATGGTGATGGATTTCAAATTTCAAGCCCTGGCGGACACCGACGGCAACGTCGGGCGCTGGTCGTTTCTATGACCCGAGGAGGTTGAATGGGACAGGACGAGACAAAGGTCTATATGCCGGGGCCGTGCACGGTGGTCGTGAATGGCGGCGACGTCGGACACACGGACGAGCACGGGGCCGAGGCCGATCCGATCGAGGCCTACGTCGACGCGAAGGCGGGCAAGTACGGCCCGCACGGCGCGCCCGTCCAGAAGTTCTCCGCCGGGACGATGGTCAAGGTCAAGTTCAACCTCATCCAGTCCGTGTACACGGACATCGCGACCGTCTATTCCCTCTTCACCGCGACCACGAGCGGCGGCAACACGAAGCTCGGAATCGGCCG